GTGCTGCCCGATCTGGATCGGCCGCGCGAAGAGCCTCCGCTGATCCATTTCCCGATCTGCGCCAATGATGTGATCTATGTGGTCAACCGGGCGGCCGTGGCCGGCCTCGCCTTTCGGGCCTGGGACAAGCAAAAATTGCCGAGTCGCAAAGAGATCGACCGGCCGCTGTGGAGCGGCATCATCGATGGCCTGGTAGCGTGGCAGTTCGCCACGGCGACGGTAGACGCGGCTGGCAAGCGGCGGGCGTCGCTGCGCGAGGATGTGGACATCGAGGAGATGCTCCACGCGGTACGGATTGGCGCCGGTCATCCGGCTTAGTGTGTGTTGTGTCTGTGTTGCGCGTGTTGTGGAACGTGCTGTGAAAACGCTGGCACAGAGACAGAACGGAGTAGGGCAGTGCGCAACATCGCACTTTTTCTGGGCGTGATCGTCGGGCTGGCTGCGTTGGGCGTTATCCTGGGCTTGGCGGCTGGTGAGGCTGGTGCCAGCGTGGCCGTCGGCGTGATCTTCGGCGTGGCGGCCGCAGTGCCCACTGCGTTGGCGATCGCGTTGGTGGATCGTGGCCGGCGGCAGCAGGTGCATCACCACGATCAGCGGCAGGTGATCATCTACTTCCAGCACGCGGATGGTAGGCTGGAGCGGCTGAATGAGGAGCAGGTGCGGCGGATTGCGGCGCCTGCCAGCGTGGTGAACGTCACGCGCTAACAAGGACTTAGCAGGTGAAAACCATGAAACAATGGATCATGTTGGCGGTGCTGGTGATGGTGCTGGCTGCGCCGGCCTCGAAACTAATGTGCCAGGTGCGGATGCACAAGGGCCGGGCGGTGTGCTGGTGCAAGAGCGACCAGCCGGGCGGCCGGTTGACGACCTATCCGATGTTTGTGTGCTGGGTGACTGGAGGCTGATGACATGGACGATCAACCAATGACCGCCTATCACGATCATATCGCTGTCTTCAGCAGCTGGCTGGCAGAGTTGGAGCTTGGGATCTGTCGGGACGTTGAGCGATTGCGGACGATCCTGGACGACCCGGCCGTCGCTCCGACGCTGAGTTATGCCATGAATCTGCCGAATGGCGTTGGGGATTGGCGCGTAGTGCGCATGATGATGGAATATGAGCGCGGCGGCGGAGACCTCTCCACAATGCCCGGCGCAGTGGAGTATCATCTACTGCATGCCCCGATAGTAGATCAGCACCGGCGCAAAATTGCCTGGATAGGTCGGCAGATCCAAGATTCTATCGATCACCACTTCGAGACGGGAAACATCCTCGTATTGGCCTGCGGGCCGGGGTACGAGGTGCAGAACGTGGTACCGCGGCTTAATACGAGAATCTTTCTGATCGACAGCGATGCGGAGGCGCTAGGGTACGCTCGGCGCAACGTCTCGAACGCTGTATCAGTATGCAGCGACTGGACGCTGGAAAATGTGCTGCGGTCACAACAAGTGACCGCGCGGCGCTATGATTTGGCGGTCGCTTCCGGGCTATTCGACTATCTGCCGGACGCCCTGGCTATCGGCCTGCTGCGCCGGCTCGCTCTGTCCTGTACGCGGGTGGCATTGACCAATCTCGACCGCAATCCGTGGTCGTTTCTGATGCGCGAGGTCATGAGGTGGCGGGTGATCGAGCGCGACCCGGACAGCCTGGCTCGCCTGTGCGAAACGGCAGGCTGGAGGGTGGGAACGTACCAGAAGGAGCAAAGCGGCATCACGTGGTGTGTGATGCTCGAAAGCGAAACCATCATGAACGGGATCGATGCCGAAGTTTGCGAGCAACCGGCACCGGACGGCAGCCGGGTGCTGTGCTATGACGTGGAGCACGAGTGCAACGGAGTGCGGCTGGCGGAGATGGAATGCGCTCTGGAAAATGAGCGCACGATGCGCCGCGGCGATGTGGAACGGCTAACGAAGAGGATCGATGCGCTGGAGTACACCGTGCGCAACCTGCAACGGCTGATCCAGCAGACCCACGGCCCAGAAGCAGGCTTATGAGGTGCATGATGCCAACAGCGATTTGTCCGAACGGCCATCTCACGCACTGGCGTAACACTAGAGGATCATCCATGCCCGCGGTGTGCGCCACATGCGGGCAGGCCAACCAGAAGGCGCGAGCTGTCCCGATCGATGGACACATCAGAGACGACGACGGACGCGTCATTGGTTGGCGGTTTGAGCCAGTCCCGCCGGCGCCGAAACGGATCACCATCACCTGCATGGTTTGCGGTGATCAGAGGCGTGCACCATCGTCTGCAGTGCAAAAGTTCGCCGTGCCGACTATGGTATCCAACGACCTCGGATGGTCATCACAGACCACAATCGTTCCCCCAGAAACATGGGTCTGCTGGCTACACAAGCCCATTGGACCCGTTGGAGACGCATCATGACACGCCAACCAACCCCTGACATTCTGGCCCGAATCGACCAGGCGATTGACGATTTGGACTTAGCCATCGGTCCCGCTGCCGAACGGATCAGCACCGTCAAAGTTCGGCTAGACGGTGGCACCCAACCGCGAGCTGGCATCAGCCAGGCCGTGGTGGATGACTACTACGCGGACATGGCCAGCGGCGCACAATTCCCCCCCATCGAGGTTGTTTTTGATGGGGCGGACTATTGGCTGTGGGATGGCTTTCACCGGTTCCATGCCTGGCGCAAGGACGGCGACCGGGCAATCCTGGCGCACGTCCGCCAGGGCACGCGGCGGGACGCCGTGCTGCTGTCGGTTGGGGCCAATGCGACGCACGGCTTCCGTCGCACGAACGAGGACAAGCGGCGGGCGGTGATGGCCCTCCTGCAAGACGAGGAGTGGGGCCGGTGGTCGGATCGGGAGATCGCCCGGCGCTGCGCAGTGAGCCACACGCTGGTGGCCAACCTGCGCGCGGAGCTATCTGGCAACGGTTGCCAGATAGAAACACGGCGAGTCCAGCGGAACGGGACAGAATACACGATGGCCACCCCGCAACGCAGCGCAGCGCCAGCCGTGGCGGCCCAGGAAGGCAAATGGCTGAGCCTGGCCGAATTGACGGCGCAGGTGCGGGGGTGGGCGGATGTGTGGGAGGACCCGGCCCAGGCGCTGCGCGGGTTGAACAGCGAGAGCATTGGCCGGAAGGGATCCTACTGGGACGACTGGATGAACTGGATCGACGGGAAGTACAGCGCAGGGATGCTGGGGGCGGCGATCAGCGCGGTGCTGGCCGAGATCGAGCCGGTGGACATGGCCGAGCGGGTGGAGGTCGAGCCGCCGGCCAGGGCCTGCAAGCCGAAACCGATAGAGCCGTGGATCGTCGAAGAGTTGGTTGAGGAACTGGTGGCGCTAGAGAGCGTCGCGCTGGACGGCGTCGACCACGACTGGCTGTATGAGTACATGCAGGGCATCGCCGTCCAACATAATCGCACGTTTGGGCGGCGGGACTTCGATTTTGCCATGCGCATGGCCGTCCCACGCCAGCGCGCCGACAACGAACGGCGCGAGCGCCTAACCCGGTCCCAGGCTGCTGCGATGGCGGCGGACGCGGAGCGGGCGCGGACGCGCGTGGCGCCGTTCGTTCCGGTGGACATCGCCGAGCAGGTGGAGACAGTGATCGACTGGCGGCGCACGCGCGGCACGATCACGGAGGATGGCCGCATTTTGGTGCAGATGAGCAACGGCAGCAAAAACCCGCCGTGGCTGGAGTTGGACGACGCCGGTCAGCACTGGATGCTGGACATGATTCGGCAAACACAGAGCAGAGGTGAGCTATGATCGATCTATCCCATCGGCTGGTCAAGAGTCAGCCTCCCATCACCATCGAGGCGGCGCAGGATGCCTACTCGATGCGGTTCGTGATCCGGCATCGCCGGCCGGTTGGCAAGATGGTACCGCAGCAGCGGCGGGCAGTGCTGCTGGCGGGTGCGGCGCAGTTGGAGACCTGGGCCTTGCAGATGCGCGAGGAAGCTGAGGAGATCGTGGTCAATCACGTCTCCCGGTGATAAGACATTGTTAGCGCCTGACAATTCGAGCACTCGAGCTCGATCAATCATTCAGAAGGAGATCAGACGATGGTAGCAAAGAAAACGGCACAGGCAGACATTCTGCCAATCGACATTCGCCGCGCAGTGATTGTGCTGGCGAGCGACAGCCCACTGGTCGTGCACGCGTGGAGCGCTAAGGCCAAACAGGAAATTCTCGACAAGCAGATGAAGAAAGCCAAGCAGGCCAAGGAAGCGAAGGACCCCGAAGCGCTGTACGAGGAGTGCTTCTACAAGACGCCTGACGGATGCTACGGTTTTCCCGCTATCGCTTTCAAGGCCGCAGCGGTTGATGCTTGCTCCCACGTCTCCGACTTGACCAAGGTCGCTGCCCGCGGCGCGTTTCATGTTGATGGCGAAATCGTGCCGCTGGAAGACTACACCGGCCCGGTGCAACGTCAAGACATGGTGCGCATCGCGATGGGGACGGCGGACGTTCGCATCCGGCCAGAGTTCCCGACCTGGAAAGCGACTCTGCACATCCGCTACAACGCTGGCGTGTTGAGCCTTGACCAGATCGCCAACCTGTTCAACGTGGCCGGCTTCAGTATCGGCGTCGGCGAGCACCGACCGCAGCGGGACGGCCAGTGGGGCATGTTCCATGTGGTCGAGGCGAAACACGTCGAATGAGCACGGCAGGCACGGCACGGCAGGCGCGGCTGGGCAGGGCCGGGCCTGGCCAGGCCTGGCCTGGCGCGGCGAGGCAGGCATGGCAAGGCACGGCGAGGCATGGCGAGGCATGGCAGGGCAGGCTTGGATTGGCTAGGTCGGGCTTGGCTAGGCTGGGCTAGGCAGGTTGGGCACGGCCCGGCAAGGTTGGCCATGGCGCGGCATGGCAAGGCAGGCGTGGCAAGGCTAAGCGACTGACAACGAGGACTGACATCATGGCAACCGGACGCTTTCTCTCGGCTTCTATTGCGACGGACGCACAGCTGGCCCAGCTATCACCGACGGCGGAGCTGCTGTACCTCAAGTGCATTCCCCACCTGGACCGGGACGGGATGATCACGGGCCAGCCCTTGGCGCTGCTGGGGATCGTCTCGCCGATGCGGTTCTCGGAGATGCAGGCGGGGATGACGGCGGCCGTGGAGGAATGGGTCGCGGTGGGGCTGGTTGTGCGGTTCGCGTCTCCGGTGGGGCCGGTGCTGTTCTTCAAGGGCTTTCTGAAGCAGCAGACGTTGAAGTATAGCCGGGAGCGGCCGTCACAGTTCCCATGCCCTCCGGGGTATGTGCGGACGGCGGAGGGTCTCAAACAGGCGACTGACCTGGCGTGGGTCGAGGCGACGGAGCCGGCCGCGCGGCCTGCGGAACAGCCAATGGTGCCAGACTCCGGATTTTTGCCCAAAAATCCGGCAAAAGGGGCTGTTTTGCCGGAGTCGGAGGCCCAACAGCAACAGCAACAGCAACAGCAACAGCAAGAGCAACAGGAACAGCAACAGCAACAGCAACGGCACGGCGAGCCGGCCCAGGCTGCTGCGGCTGCTGCTGTTTCGGAGGCTGCCGGGCTGCTGGCTGCTTTTGGGGCCTCGGAGCCGTCTTTGACCAGGCTGGCGGGCTGTAACCCGGACTGGGTGCGGGGGTGGATGCTGGAGACGGAGCGGCCGGGGAACGGGATCAGGGACCCGGTGGCGTTTGTGATTGCGCGGCTAAAGGCGCGGGAGCGGCCGCCGCACGTGCTGAGCGCGGCGGAATGGGTCTCGTTGCACGACGAAGACCCGGATAGCTACGAGGCGCTAAAACGGCGCTACGTGCCGGAAGGCTTGGATGATGTCATCGTCCACTGAGTTTGACCAGCGGCGCGCGTGGTTGGATGAGCTTCTGGCGAAGCCACACCTGTGGCCGCACCAGGTGCTCCAGGTTGGTGTGATAACGCATTCTTAGCGCGTGGAGTCTGAGCGGTGATGCAACACTCGAACGATGAAGGTTATCTTCGGCTGCTGGCGGCTGTGGTGCTCCAATGGTGGCGAGAGGCGGATCAGCACGACGAGGTTGAGGAGCTGGCGGCGTTCCTGTGTGTTCCGGGTAGCGTGGTGCGTGACCAGCGGCCGAGGCGCATCGATGGCTGGCGGCTGCAAGAGTTTGGATGATGGAGGTCAGGATGTACATTCCCGAGTTCTGGGTCGGCGTCATGGTCGGCCTTGCTGCTGGCTGGATCAGCCTGATCGGGCTGGTCTACGGGGCTGCACGGTGGCAGCGGAAAGGAAACAATCGACGCTGACATCTAAGTTTTGCGCACGCCCTGTTGACATTGCCGTTTTCAGTGTGATAAGCTGAAAACGGCAATGTCGGTGTTTCCAGGTGAGACGGCCGCGTGCTCAGGCAGGCGGCTTCTTCTTTATGATCGGAGGCAGTATGTCGGCGACCGAATGGCTGATGGAAAACGTGGCGCTGGTAGTGGCTGTGGTGGTGTTCGTGATCTTCACCGTCGGGCTGGTGCTGGCCATGCGGACGCCGGGCGGCCGGGATGCGCTGGCCGCGGCGTCTGTGCGGCTGGCGGTGGCGTTCTTGGGGATGGCGGAGCGATGGCTAGGACAGCAGCCGGAGCCGCCGCAGCCGGGCGAGAGCCGAACGGTGTACAAGCAGACCGAGATTGCGCTGGCCAGGGTACAGCTTACGGCGTGGATTATGCGGCGGCAGCGCAATTACCAGCCGGCGGACAGTTGGACGCCCGATGATGATTGGCCGGAGAACTGATGGAGTTATCCTTGTTGCTGATCCTGACACTGGCCATGTTGGCGTGGATCGTGGCGGGCGAAACGCCGGGCTGCCCGTGGCTGGCGAAGGTGGCCGCGGTGCAGGTGGCGCTGAACCGGCTGGCGGCCGGCATCACAGGCGGTTGGTTCGGCTGGGCTGAGCCGGCTGTGCTGGATGTGTTGGCGGCCCAGTGGGGCGGCGCGCTGCCCGATCTGGTAGACGGAGCGCTATACTTCATCGGGCCGGGCGATGCGGAACGGATGCCCTGGCTGCGTGAGCGGACTGGCCGCTGGGTGTGTGATGGGACGTGGGTTGAGAGTTGGCGCTAGTTCGTGTAGCCAGGATCACCCCACCGCGCAACACCCGGAGGCTGGTGAAAGTTAAGTCGAAAGTGATGTGAAAGTGATGTGCTAACAAGCAGTTAGCGGGCGTTCTTGATGACTGTGCGAGTGAACGAACCTGAAGGCTGGCAGTGGATGACGCCGGAGATCAGCCGGCTGTTGAGTGCGATCCCGGGGCCGTGGGAAGCGAAGAAGCGGCGGACGGTGATCCTGCTGGCGTTTGCCTATGCCACGTCGGCGCCGCTGAAGACGGTCTTTGATCGGCCGGACACGTGCGCCGAGCAGATTTGGTGGAGCAAGTGGAAGGACATCCCAGAAGTGGCCGCGGCGTTCGATGCGTGCCGGGCGCGGGCGCTGGACTGGGTAGACGCCGAAACGGTCTCCATCGAGGAGCAGCACCGCAGGACGCGCCGGCGGGCGATTGCAGAGTACAGCGCGAAGGCGCCGGCGGCGCTGGCCCAGGTGATGGACGGCGCTGACCAGAAGGGCGCCGATCGGATAGCGGCGGCTGAGACACTGATGCGGTGGGCTGAGCCAGAGACCGGCAGCAAGTTGGGCAGGCCGAGCTCGCCCGCCAGCATCGAGCAACGAGTGGATGTGTATGACCTCGGCAGCCTCACAGACGCGGAACTCGCTGCGCTGGCTCGCATCGCCCAGAGGCCAGCAGGCGCTGCGCACGGAGATGGCCCGGCGCCGGTTGATTGAATTCACGATGTACACGGCTCCCTGGTACAGGCCGGGATTCGTTCACACGTTCCTCGCCGAGCAACTGGAGTCTGTGGAGCGCGGCGAGGTGCGGCGGCTGATGGTGTTCATGCCGCCTCGCACTGGAAAAACCGAGCTGCTTATACGCTGGCTGGCCTGGTGCCTGGGCCGGCACCCGGAATGGCCGATGCTGTACACGTCCTACGCTGCCGATTTGGCGTGGGACAAATCTGGCGAGTGCCGGGGCGTGGTGGCCAGCGAGGAATTCGCCGAGTTGTTCGGCGGCAGGCGCCTGGTTGAGGTGAAGACCTCGCCGGATGTGGCACTAGCGGCCGACAGTCGGGCGGTGCAGCGGTGGAAGATCGCCGGTCAGCGTGGCGGTTTGCAGGCTGCTGGCGTGGGCGGACCTATCACCGGCAAGGGCGGTCAGGTGATCGTCATCGATGACCCGGTGAAGAACCGGGCAGAGGCCGACAGCGCCACCTTCCGGCAAAGCACGTGGAACTGGTACACGTCCACCCTGCGCACCAGGTTAGAGCCGGGCGGCAGAATCGTACTGGTGATGACCCGCTGGCATGAGGATGATCTGGCCGGCCGGCTGCTGAAGCTGGCAGCGGACAACCCAACCGCTGACCAGTGGCATGTGATCAAGCTGGCTGGGCTGGCCAAGGCCGCGGATCCATTGGGCCGAGATCTTGGCGAGGCGCTCGATCCGCAGCGCTACGACCGCGCGGCGCTGCTCCAGACGAAGGCCAGCATTGGCGAGCGCGACTGGGCGGCTCTGTATGATCAGGAGCCGCGCCAGGAAGAAGGAAACGTCTTCAAGGCTGCCTGGCTATCATACGCAGAGACTGTGCCTGTCCTGGCACGTTCTGGTGTCGTATGGGACACGGCGTTTGAGAGCAAGGAGAGCAGCGACTACTCGGCCGGGGTGTTGGTCGGCCAGGCCGAGGACGGCATGATCTACGTGCAGCCGCTTGTGCATGATCGGCTCGAATTTCCAGAACTTGTGCGGGCCGTCAAGGCGCAGGTGGCCAGATGGCCAACTGCGGAGCAGCTTGTGGAGGCCCGGGCCAGCGGCAAGAGTCTGCGGCAGCAACTGAGGTTCAGCGGGCTGCCTATGATTGAGATCGAGCCGGCTGGTGATAAGGTCGCCAGGGCGAACAGCGTCACCCGCTTCTTCGAGAGCGGGATGGTACGGATCGTGAACGGTCCGTATGTGGATGCCCTCGTGCATGAGATGCTGACATTTCCGAATGGCGCTCATGACGATCTGGTGGATGCTATGGTCTATGGTCTCATGCGGTTGGCTGGATATGAACCGGTCGAAACGTCCGAGAACCCTTTTTACTTGTAGGATTTTCGGAAGGTAACAGTTGATTAGCCCATGGATGCGCTTCAAGCGATAACGCGCAAGATATGGTTGATCGTGCGACCGTTCCGGGGCGGCGAGGTGCGGCGGATGGCAGCCTGGCTGACGCTGGCGGTGGCGTTCCCACGGTTGCCATTTTTCCCCGGACCTGCGATCACGTATCCGTTGGGCATTCTGCCACAAGCAACATTCGGCTGGCTGTTCCTGGCCGCAGGTCTGGCACTGTTGGCCACGTGCCACAACCGCTTCCGTTTGCGACTGAGCGGCCGGCTGGTGGCACTTGCGGCGCTGCTAGTATGGAGCGTACTGGCTGCTGCGACGACGAGCATGACCTCCAAGCTGCTGGACACCGCGATCATGTGGGCCATGCTTGGCGAGATCACAGCAGGGCGCGACGATGAATGTTGATCCACTGACCGTTGCAGCCCTTCTCGTTGGCGTAGTGGCGATGGGGCTGGCGATTAAGCGAGAAAAAAGGCGGCTGCCAGCTGCGCCGCTGAGCCGAGAGGACGAGCTCGTGCAACGGGTGGCCAGTCTAGAGCGGGACATCGCGTCCTTACAGCGGATGTTGGTCGAAAAGCAGAACGAGATCGACCGGCTGAACGAGCGCATTCGCCAGCTGGAGCGCACGTCGCCGCCGATGAACGAGCCGCTGAAGGAAAAGCGGGTTCTGCTGGTCGGTGTTGGTGCTGACGGGATGTTGCAGGAGGACCTGGCGCAGTTGCGTCGGGTCCAGACGCAGACCGACATCAGGATCAGCCGGCTGTTGCCGGTCAGCAAGGCCAGCCTGGTGCGGACGCTGGACAGGCACCGGGCTGCAGGCACGCCGGTCAAGCTCCTGCACCTGGCCGTGCACAGCGGTCCGGGTGGTCTGGCCTTCAACGATGGCGTGGCTACCGGACTGTGGCTGAGCGAGCACCTCGCTGGTGTAGAGATTGCCGTGCTGGCAGGGTGCTCCGCAGACCAGGTAGCGGACCTGCTGGGCGTGGTCCCGGCAGTGGTCTCGATGCGCGAGGATGTAGAAAACAAGGCAGCGAGCATCTTCGCTGGGGCGTTCTGGCTGGCCGTGGGGCTGGGCATGGACGCCAACGAGGCGTTTGAGCGGGCGCTGCAACGGGCGCCGGCGACGGTTGGCGAGTTTGTAGAGCTGCACTTGTAATGCTAACGACGGATTAGCAAAGGAGTTCGAGATGCCTGGACTGATGGAATACCCGATGGAGAAGCCGGGCGAGCTGGACCGGATGGCGGAAGGCGAGATGACGCAGCGGCGCAAACAGATTGATGCGGCCTGGGCGTACTATGAGGGCAACCAGAAGCGGCCGCTGAAGGTCAGGCCGGGCCAGCCGGACGACAACGTGATCCTGAACGTGTGCCGTAAGACCATCGAGCAGGCTGTGGCGCTGCTGTTCGGCGAGCCGCCAACGTTCGAGATCGGCAGCCAGGGTGACGACCCAGAGGACGAGGCGCTAGAGGCGCTGTGGGCGGCCAACGATGCGCCGATTTTCCTCCACAACCTGGCCCTGGAAGGGGCGCTGACGGGCCATGTGTTCGTCAAGCTGGCGCCTGTGGAGGGCGGCGTGCGGTTCGTGCTGCTGAACCCGCGCATGGTGACGGTGTACTGGCGGCCGGATGACATGGACCAGGTGACGGCCTACTCGATCAGCTTCGAGCAGGGCGACACGAGCCTGCGCCAGGATATCGTCAACCTGGGCGGGTCGTGGCTGGTGCGTGACCTGGTCAGGGAGCGGGGGAAGAACTGGGCCGTGATGAATGAGGTGATCTGGGGCTTCCCCTGGGCGCCGATTGTGGAATGGCAGAACCTGCCCGACCCGGAGGAGTACTACGGTGACCCTGACCTGGTGCGGCCTGAGCTGAACGACGCGCTGAATTTCCTGGCCAGCAACACCATGCGCATCCTGAAGTTCCACGCGCACCCTAAGACGATCGGCACGGGGATGCGGTCGACGGACCTGCAAGCGACGGACGTGGACGGGTTCTGGAGCGTGCCGAACTCGGAGGCGCAGATCAAGAACCTGGAGATGCAAAGTGACCTTGGGTCGTCAATGGCGTTCCTCACGTTCCTACAGGGCTGGTTCTTCAGCGAGCACCGCGCGGTGGATATGAGCACCTTCGCCAAGGACATGGGCAACATCACCAACTTCGGCTTGCGCACGCTGTACAAGGACGCGCTGGACAAGCTGGCGACAAAGCGGGCTCTGTACGGCACTGGGTTGGCCGACATCAGCGAGCGGGCGTTGGCGCTGATGGGCTGGGCGGCCAGGCCGGTGGTGACCTGGCCGGACCCGCTGCCCTTCAACGATCAGGAGGAGATCGCCGGCATCCAGACGGAGATGGGGCTGGGCATCCTGAGCAAGGAAACGGCGGCCTCGCTGCGCGGGCGCAACTGGGAGCAAGAGCAGGAGCGCATCGCGGATGAAGAGGCGATGTCGGACAACATCGGCAACCGGCTGTTGGCGGCCTTTGAGCGGGGCCAGTAGTTGGATGCCGGGCTCTGGCTGCTGCTGGGCCTGGGATTGGTGATCCTGGGCGCGGCGGTGGGTGAACGGTGGAACCGACGATAAGTGTTTGTTAGCGCGCGGATTTGGAGGCTCTATGCCGGGATGGAAGTATCGACAAAGCAGGTGCGCGGTGTGCGGCGCGCCGGCCTTCTTCAACGGGCCGACGGGCGAGCGGCTGTGTTCAACGCACAGTGAAGACGCGTGGCGGCAGCCGGCGCCAGCCGCGCGGCCTGCGCCTGAGCGGGGCGTGTTCGACCAGCCGCGCATCGTGACGTGGGCTGACCTGGAGCGGAGCGTGCTGCCGCACGTCCAGGGCTATGACTGGGCGGTGCGGGCGCTGGAGGACTTGTGGCGTATGAGCACGCCTACGCCTGAGAGCGTGCAGGCGGCGATGGCCGGCTTGTCCTACATCGAGCGGCGCATCCTTCTGCCGAGCGTGTTCGAGCAGTGGTGGAGGGATGTGCAACAGCGGCGGGGAATTGCCCTGCCGTTGAATTCTGTAATTCCTGCGAGGTGACACAATGGCTACTTCTCAATCGGTGCAATCAGTGTGGAAGGATGCGTTCGACGGATCGACGCACGCGTTGAACACTATCGACTATGCTCATCACGAGCTGCACGGCGGCAGCCTGTTCAGCGCCAGCGGCGCGGTAGACTTGGCGGCCGCAGGCACGTTGATCCTGACGTTCAGGACGCCGGATACCACGAAGTGGGCCCACATGGTGCCGGCAGTGGTCAGCGAGCTGGAAACCGATGTGAAGCTGTACGAGGGCTTCACGGCGGGCACGGCGCACGGGGGCACGATTGGAGACGCGGTTACGGCGTGGAACCGCAACCGCAACAGCGCAACCCTGCCGACCTGTAGCGTCTACACGGGGGCGACTGCTGGCACGGCCTCCCCCGGCACCATCGGCACGGCACTGTTGCAGACATGGCACTGGGGCAGCGGCCGCGACTTGGGCGGCAGCCAGCGGGCTGAGAACGAGTGGGTGGCCAAGCAGAACACGACCTATGCATTGCAGATCGTGAACGCTGTCAGCAACGCGGCCAACTTCATCAACTGGGATATCGAGTGGTACGAGCACACGGACAAGGAATGAACACCTGTGCTGTGGTGACGACTCTGAATGAGGCGGAGAGCATCGGCTGGCTGGTGGTCGGCTTGCGCGAGCAGGGGCTGCGCGTGTGCGTGATCGACGATGCCAGCCAGGATGAAACAACCTATCTGGCGCGATACGCAGGCGCGCACGTCATTATGCACCAGGTCCGGCGCGGGATCGGGCCGAGCCTGGTGGAGGGGTGGCGCTGGTCGCTGGACGCTGGAGCCACGGCCGTGGTGCAAATTGACGCGGGCCGCAGCCATGACCCGCAGGCGGCAACGCATTTGGTAGGTCGCCTGGGCGATGCGGACGTGCTGGTGGGATCAAGGTTCCGGCCGGGGTCATGTTACCTGGGCAGCCCGGTGCGGCAGAGTCTGAGCCGGGCTGCGGCGTTGGCGTGCAACGTGCGCTACTTCCACGCGTTAAGCGGGATTAGCGACTGGACTTCCGGCTATCGGGTTTTCGCGGCGGGGGCGCTGCGCAAGCTGGCCAGGCTGACGTACACGGCGACCATGCACGCCTGGCAGATCGAGGTGCTGCTGGCGTGCCGGTGGCTGGGTCTGACGGTGGTGGAAGCGCCCATCACGTACCAGAGCGGGCGGTCGTCGTTCAACCGGAGAGTCGCACGGGAGGCGTTTGGCGTATGGAACAGCCGACGATTTGCGTTGCGGTCCTGACCTTCAATCGGTTTCATTTCCTGCGGCAGACGCTGGCCAGCATGGACGCCCATCCTGGGTATCCGTTCAAGCGTGTGCTGGTCGACGGCGGCAGCAGTGACGATCAGCAACGGGCGTGGGTGGCGCACCAGCCGAACAGCTACGTCTTCGAGAATCGGGTGACGGTAGGCTACAGCATGAACACGGCGCTGGACATGGCCGCGGCGACGGGGGCCAGCGTGATCGTGTTCTCGGCTGACGACTACCTGTACAAGCCAAGATGGGCGGCGCGTCTTCTGGCGTTCTGGCAGGCGGCGCCGTCCTGGGTGGGGCTGGCCTCGCTGAACTGGGAGCCGGTGTACCCGTGGAACACGGTGCTGGAGGACCTGGTGATCGGCGGCGAGCGGACGCTGATCCGGGCGACTCTGCCGGGCAGCTCGTGGTCGTTTCCTGCGCGGCACTGGCGCACGCTGATCGGGCCCCTAGCTGACCAAACTGGCGGCGAGGACTTGACGGTCTGCCGGGACTTGCAGGCCAGGGGCTACAAGCTGGCGGCGCTGGACTTGTCAGAGCACATCGGCGAGCGTGAGAGCGCCTGGGGCAATCGTAGCTGGGAACGGGCGGAGCCGCTGGTGCTGGACGGCAGCGGGATAGACTACTCATGGCCACCATCCTGAACCTGGGCTGCGGCAATGAGCCGCTGGACGGCGCGGTGAACCATGACCTGACGTCGCATTCGCCGTGGGTGGATGTGGCGCATGACTTGGAATTGACGCCATGGCCATGGCCTGATGGCTCGTTCGACCAGGTGGTGGCGCAAGACCTGCTGGAGCATTTGCACATGGGCTTCATCGGCTTCTTCGACGAGGTGTGGCGCATCCTGCGGCCGGGCGGCGTGGCGGCTGTGCGCACGCCGATGTGGAACAGCCCGAACGCGGTGATCGATCCTACGCACGTGCGATGCTATCACCCGGAGACCTTTCACTACCTGGACCCGCGCACCCAGTGGGGCCAGAAGTATGGCTTCTACACGGCCAAGAAGTGGGAGATCGTCCAGCTTGGCATTGACCTGGCTAACATCCATGCGGTTCTTCGCAAACTGGAGGCAACATGACACTGCAGATTGGCGAGATGACGATCCTGGCGGCGTTCGAGGATCAAACGGGCTGGCGCCCGACGATGGACGAGGCGTCGACCAATAGCGCTGCGAAGCTGCGCAGTGGACCATCGATCAATCTTCCGCATGTTGCGGTCTTGCAGCCCGGCGTGCGGATTGTTCGGATCGGGCTGGAAGAAAATGGCTGGGTGCCGGTGGCTGCGCTGGGCTGGGTCAGCAAGGAGCTGCTCGGAGATGCCTGAGCACCCGACCATCGAGGCGGCTGAGCGATTCCGGCGGGCGCTGCTGGCGATGGAGCGGCAGCAGGCTGTGCGCTACGTCCAGGCCTACGGCCAGATCGTTCAGGAGCTTCAGGTGATGATCGAGGCGCTGACGGCTGAGCTGGCGCTGATGGACGAGCCTAAGGCCTGGAAGGTGGCCAGGCTGGCGCGCTGGCGCAGCTTGCGGGTGCAGATCGTAGAGCAGATCGGGCGGTTCGGGGCGTTCGTGGACACGGACCTCCAGGCGCAGATCAGCCAGCAGGTGGCGCTGGGGCTGCAACATGCGCAGCAGATGGCGCTGGCGGGCATCCCGGAGCCGATAGCGGCGGCGCTGCGGGCGGAGTGGAACCGCCTGCCAACCGAGGCCGTGCTGCGCATGATGGGCTTCCTGGCGCCGGGGTCGCCGTTGCGAGACTCGCTGGTCAAGCAGCTCGGGGAGGCGGTGGCCAGCCAGGTGGAGCGGCGGCTGCTGCTCGGCATTGCCCTGGGCTGGAACCCGCGCAAGATCGCCAGCGCGATCAGCCGTGAGCTGGGCCAGGGGCTGGCGTGGGCGCTGCGCACGGCCAGGACGGCGCAACTGTGGGCCTATCGTGAAGGCAGCCGCGCGGCCTACGTGGCGAACTCGGACATCGTGGAGGGCTGGATCTGGCACGCGGAACTGGACGACCGGGTGTGCATGAGTTGCATCGCGATGCACGGGACACTGCACAAGCCGGACGAGGTGCTGAACGATCACCATAATGGGCGCTGCGCCATGGTGCCGGTGACGAAGAGCTGGGAGGCGCTGGGCTTCAAGGGCTTGCCGGACACGCGGCCGCAGGTGGGCAGCGGTCGGGATTGGTTCGAGAGCCTGAGCGCAGCCCAGCAGCAGGGCTACATGGGCGGCGCCATGTTCGACGCGTGGCAGGCTGGCAAGGTGGGCTGGGATCAGCTCAGCGCGCAGCATGACGATCCGGTCTATGGGCTGATGCGTGTGATGCCGAGCTTGAAGGAACTACTCGGCGAGGATGAGGCGCGCAAGTTCTACAGGTGATAAGGGCATGTTAGCGCGTGGAAATCGGCAGCTATTGACATGCACGTTTTCAGTGTGGTAAGCTGAAAACGTGCAGAATCCAGGAGATGATGCATAGATGGAACCTCAAACGACGGGCCAGGCGCCCACAACCCCAACGGAAGAAACGACGACCCAGGGCCAGGAGCCAGGGGCAGAGCAGAGCACGCCGGATATCGAGGCGCTGCTGAAAGAGGTCAAGACGCTGCGCAAGGAAGCGGCTTCGTGGCGAACGAAGCTGCGGGCAGCGGAGGAGGCCGAAGAGCAGCGCAAGCGGTCCGAGATGACCGAGCTGGAGAAGCTCAAGGCTGATCTGGAGGCTGAACGCCAGGCACGGGCGGCAGCTGAACAGCAGCGCCAGCAGCAACTTCTGCGCACGCAGGTGATCTCGGCGGCGGCGAAAGCGGGCTTCAACGATCCAGAGGATGCCATCAGGCTGCTGGATCAGACAGCCCTGGAGATCGACGACAAGGGCCAGATCGGCGGCCTAGAGCGGGAGCTGAAAGCCCTGCTGGCAGCCAAGCCGTATCTGGCGGCGAAAGCCGGAACGATCTCGCCCACCAACCCGGCCGGCGGCGCGCCGGGGCCGAGCACGGAGGAGCGCCTGAAGCGCATCTATGGGATGGGCGGCGGCGGCGCCAACGTGTTCGGCGGACAGGGTGGCGGGGTCTTCTGGTCAACTACTACGGAGTAACAGACGATGGCAATCACTCAGTACACCAGCATCAGCTCGTTCATCGCTTCGATCTACGAGGATGCTGTTCTGGTGGCGCGTGAGGGTGGCTTGATGCCGTCGTTGGTGAGCGGCTACAGCGCACAAGGGCGCATGACACGCGCCTTCTCGACCCGGCCTGAGGTCTCCTACGAGACGGTGGCTGATGCGGTGGACTACAGCAACCCCACCACGTTCAGCAAATCCAGCGTGGGCACGCTGACGCCGGGCGAGGTCATTGCGCAGTTCATTCTCACCGACGCCAACATTGAGTCCGACCCGGACAACGCGCGGGCGCAGGCGGCCCAGGAGTTGGGCGAGGCTGCTGCCAAGAAGGTCGACACGGACCTGGTGGGCGTGTTCAGCAGCTTCTCGACCGACACGGGCACGGCCAACAGCCCGTTCTCAACCACGATCATGGCGGACGCGATCAGCACGCTGCGGGCGGCCTACGCTCCCAGCGGCGCGCTGCGCGCTGTCCTCCACCCGTACCACTGGCACGATGTCTTTCTCGAGACGGGCGTGCCGGCCGCGACCTACGCCAACAAGGATGCGATGACCAGCCAGGCCCTGCGGGACTACTGGATGGCCAACTATCTGGGCGTCCCGGTCTACACCTCGGCCAACATCGCGATCAACACCGACACGGATGCGGTCTCGGCCGTGTTCGCGCCGCAGGCCATCGCCTTCGACGTGCGCCGGGCGTACCGGCTGGAGCCGGAGCGGGATGCGTCCCTGCGGGCGTGGGAGCTGAACGCGACCATGGTCTATGCCTACGGGCTGGGTGAGCGCCCGACCTGGGGCGTCAAGATGACCAGCGACGCAACCGCGCCATAGGAGGGCACGATGTTTCAGTCACAGATTGCGTTTCCGGTGACGCAGACCTTCACCGGGGATCTGAGCGACGAGACCTACGCGCTGTGGAAGGCGCCCTTTGCCGGCGAGGTGATCAACCTGTGGGCGGTGCCTGGTGCAACGATCACGGCCGGGCCCGGGACAGGTCTGTCCATCGTCCTGCAGAACGGCGGCCAGGTTGGCACGGCGACCACGGCCATCGGCACTATCGGCAGCGGCACGGCTGACACGGGCTGGGTAGCAGACACGGTGATCGCCGGATCGGTAGGTGCCGCCACGTTCGTGGCAGGTGACATCCTGTGCGTCAAGTATGACGAAACGGGGACGGTCAACACCTCCTGGCTGAACGTGGGCATGAACGTGCGCTACGGCACGAGCTGACGCAGAAGGGGCTGGGCGCGCTGGGTGTGCGCCTGGCCCTTTTCACGCGATAATGGCCTGTTAGCGCGTGGAATTTGAGCAGAAGGAATACAATGGCAATCGCAACCCCGACCGTAACCAGGCTGCAAGACCAGCACGATGTTAACGTGACGCCTGCGGCTGGCGTTGACCTCCGTGCCGTGTTGTGGGACAACAGCTCCGGCAAATTCGTGTTGGGCGGTTCGCAGATCAATATCGGGGCGATCACGATCGACACCTACACCGAAGGCTCGAAGAACTACTGCGTCAACGCGGCGAACAATACCATCGAGAGCGGGACGAACACAAACACCATAGCAGGCGGCGGCAACAATCCGGGGGCAAACCTAATCGGCTCGCCGAACGGCTTGCCAGAGTACAGTACCTATATCCCATTGCCGACCGGCTGGGCAGAGGATACCGATTACGTGGCGGGATCAGCAATCGTATCCACAATCGGCGGGGGATACGATAACATCGTCAACCAGATTGCTGGGACGATCTGCGGCGGCGGGCATAACTTCATGCGGTACAGTGTCCACGGGCATAGCGTCATCGGCGGTGGATCGTTCAACGTGGTACAGAGCGGGCGGAGCGGCATTTTCAGTGGCACGGCCAACACGATCACGGACAAAGACAAAGTCTTTTCCGTGATCCTCGGAGGCACTGAGAATAACATCGTTGGCAGCAGGTCAGGGATTTTCGGCGGAGCGAACAACAATATCACCGGCTCGTATTCGTTCGCTTTTGGCCGTCTAGCCACGATCACGGCAGATGGATGTGTTGCCATAGCGGACGGCAGCGGCACAGGCGTCACCGTGGGCACCGCAAACGTGTTTGGATCATTCTTCACGGGCGGCTATCGTCTGGGTGGTGGGGACGTGGTAATTGGCGCAACAGCCGCGGCCGCTGCGACAAAGCTGGAGATCGTCAACCCGACGACCAACCAACTGAGATTGTCCTACACGGCGGGCTCTGTCTATTCCAACATCTACACAGACAGCAGCGGGTATCTGCAAATATCCGCCACCGGCGGTCGGGCCGTACTGAACAGCACAATATTGCGTGTCGCTGAGATTTGGGATAACGGTGCAAATCTGACGCTGACAACATCAGGTGCAAGCCGCAACGTCATTCTTAAGACTAACGATGCTACTGGAAACATCCAGATACAGCCCATCAATTCCGGCTTTGTTGGAATTGGGACTGACAGCCCGGCCTCGCGCTTGCACGTCGTGCAAAACAGCACAACGAAAGCTGTGCCGGTCCTTACCTTGACACAGACTGACGTTTCTGAGGAGTTTGTGCGCTTCATCGGCACATCCACGACTGACGCGTCACAGTCACTGGTAGATGCGGCAAACATGACGACGCCGGGCGCGATTGCCGGATGGGTCAAGGTATACGTGCAAGACGATCAAGGCACTAATTCGATTACGGACGGCGTGTATTTTGTGCCGTTCTACACCGCGCCCACCGCATAGGAAGGAGCAAACATGACGACAGAGGAGATTCAGGCGCTCGCCGCATTGTTGAACAAAACGCCCATGACGTTGGCGGAGCAGCTTTGGGCGCAGGCGCTCATCAATCGACTGCTCGCAGAAGCGACGAAGGACGAGCCGCAATGATAGTGCTACTGATTGTCTTGGCGTCTGTCTTTGTCCTGGGCTTGTGCAAAGCGGCGTCAAGTCCGGTTCCTGAACCTGACAGGTGACGCATGGGAAATGAGCTTATCATCAACTATCCCACTGGCGTAAACCTGTACGCTCTTCTGTTCGATGCCACCGGACAAATCTGGAACGGCAGCGCGTTCACAGCGCCTGGGGCGGCGAACTGGACCGACTACGACATCGCCATGACGGAGGTGGCTACAGCGACCGGCATCTACCGCGCGTCCATGCCTGCGGCGGCGGCGGGTGTGTACTCGTTTGTCGTGCGTAAACAGGCGGGGGCATCGCCGGCAGTAGCCGATATTGTTGTGGGCAGCGGGACGATCCAGTGGGACGGTACGGCGGAGGTTGATCTGGCGGCTATCCTAGAGGACACCAGCACGACGCTGCCGGCGCTGCTGGCTGGCGGCGGTTCGACGGCGTACACGAACACGGTGACGGATACCGACAGCAACCCTCTGGACGGCGTAGAGGTGTGGATCACGTCGGACAGCGGCGGCGCTTCGACGGTGGCCAGCACGACGACGGACACGCTAGGCACGTTCACGGTGTACCTGGATCCGGGTACGTATTATCTGTGGTTGGCGAAGGGCGGATACAACTTCGGCAACCCGACTACGATCACGGTGAGCTGACATGACGATCATCGGGACGGCTGCGAGCGGTTCCCGGGCCGGGATGGCCAACATCTTGACCCGATGGCGTAGGATGGTAAACGACAGCGCGGGCAGCGTGTGGACGGATGCGGAGGCGCTGACTCTGCTGGACAGTTACCGCACGGACGTATGCCAGGGCCAGCTTCAGCCAGCGCCACAGTACGACGGCGGCACGCTGGTCTATCGCGTGCACGTGGCCGGCTGGGAGAACCTGGAGGAGGCTGCTACGGGCACGGCGGCATTCCGGCTGTACGACGCCAACGGCTCGGCGATCTCCTCCGGCTGGAGCGCGGATTACCTGCGCGGCGTGTTCACGTTCACGGCGGATCAGAAGGGCAGCGCGCGGTATGTGGATGCCCGGTCTTACGACCTGCCCCTGGCCGCGGCCGACGGCTGGCGCGAACTTATGGGCCAGAAAGCAAGCCTGTACAAGTTCACGGCGGACGGCGCATCCTATGACCGGCAGCAATGGTTCGAGCACTGCCGCGAGATGGCCACGTATTACGACAAGCTGAGCAAGCCGAGCTATTCGCTGATGACGCGCGGCGATGTGGCGTGATAACACGTTGTTAGCGCGTGGAGTTTGATCGATGTTGAGTGCGGCTGAACTGGCGGACATGCGGACGGTGCAGGCCCAGGCGATGACCGGAACCTGTGTGATCTCGCGCAAGACGCTGATCGCTGACGGCATGGGCGGCTACACGGAGACGTGGGCGGCGGCCGGGACGGTCTCCGGCCGGGTGTGGCCGGCCAGCGAGAGCGGCGCGGAGAGCCTGATCGCTGACCGGATCACGGAGAGCGACGCCTGGGTGATCACGGTTCCCTACGCCACGGACATCACGGCGAAGGATCGGGTGGTGGCCGATGGCCGGACGTTCGAGGTCGTCTCGGCGATTGCCCACACCTGGGAGACGGCGCGGCGGGTGGTGGCCACGGAGGTGGGGGCGTGAGCGCCACGGTGGTGATCCAGTTTGACCGCTTCCCAGAGATCGCCGCGGCTATGCCGGATCGGGCCTCGGCGGTGGTGCGCAAGGCCAGCTTCGACGTGGAGGGCCAGGCCAAGAACCGGGTGCCGGTGGACACGGGCGCGCTGAAGAATTCGATCAGCACGGAGTTCGAGAATGGCGGGCTGACCGGGATCATTGCCCCGCACACAGACTACGCCACCTTCGTGGAGTACGGCACCAAGCGCATGAGCGCGCAGCCCTACATGACGCCCGCAGCTGAGGCGGTGGCGCCGGCCTATATCGAGGCCATGAAGCAGATGCTACAGGAGATCAGCCGATGAGAGCGGTCGACACGGCACTCTACACCAGGCTGGCGGCAGACCTGACGGGCACGGCCGGGACCCTGGGCACGCTGGGCTGCACGGGCGTGTATCGTTTTCAGGCGCCGCAGGGCAGCGTGGAGCCGTATGTGGTCTATCAGCAGCAGGCCGGGACGGACAGTTACACGTTTGCCGCTAGGGACGCGCGCAGCCTGGTGTACCTGGTGAAGGCGGTGGACGCCAGCACGTCCGGCCTGCGGGCGGCGCAGATGGCCGAGCGGATCGATGCGCTGCTGACGGACAAGCCGCTGAGTGTGACGGGCTGGACGCAAGTGCGGTTGCGGCGAGAGTCGGACGTGGAATATGTGGAGGTCGATGCGGGAAAGACATACCAGCATTACGGCGCGTTGTTCCGGGTCGACGTGCGTCCCACCTGACGATAACGGCTTGTTAGCGCGAGAAAGGAAGCTGAATTGAAAGAGAAGTTACGGATCATGTATGCCAGCAACGCGCCGTGGTGCGCGTCGGGGTATGGCGTGCAAGGAAGGTCACTGGTGCCGCGCCTGAAGAAGCTGGATGTGGTAGACGATGTGGCCGTCTTCGCCTGGTTCGGCCTAGAGGGCGGCGGCATGGTGATGGGTGACATCCCGGTCTACCCGCGCGGGGTGGACCCCTACGGAAACGATATGTACGGGGCGCACTGCGAACATTTTCGCGCTGACATCCTGGTCACCCTGATTGACATCTGGGTGATCCAGCCGAAGGTGGTGGATGATCTGGGCGAGACGAAGTGGCTGCCATGGCTGCCGGTGGATCACGACCCGGCCCCGGAGATCGTGGTCAAACCGGCCAAGGCTGCGTACCTGCCGATCACCTACGCCAAGTTTGGCCGGGAGAAGCTGGAAGAGGCCGGCGTGCCGAACGTGTACATCCCTCACGGCGTGGAGGTGGACACGTTCAAGATCCTGCCCGATGACCAAGTGCGCGAGTTTCGCACCAAAATGTGCGAAGATGCGGCTTGGCTCGGAGTCATGGTCTCAGCCAACAAGGGCTGGCCCAGTCGAAAAGGGTTTGTAGAGACCCTCCTCGCCTTCAAGGAGGCGCTGCCCAAACTGCCGCAGCCGGCCTTGCTATACATCCATGCGGACTACAGCAAGACGCTGGGAGGCGGGGATCTGGGCGCGGTGGTGAAGGCGATGGGGCTGAGCGACTACGTGCGGTTCCCGAACCGGTACAAGCTATGGATCGGGGACTATGACCAGCGGTATCTGGCCCTGATGTACAACGCAGCGGACGTGTACCTGGGACCAAGCCGCGGGGAAGGGTTTGGAATTCCGATCGTCGAGGCGCAGGCGTGCGGCGCACCGGTGGTCGTTACGAATTTCACTTCAATGCCTGAGCTGGTGCGGTGGGGCGTTGCGGTAGAGCCGGAGCGCCTCGACTGGACTTACCAGGACAGTTGGCAGGCGGTCCCGAACGTGCCAGGGATTGCCGAGGCGATGTTGCAGCTGACGGCCGAGAGGCGGGCCCTCTCCAACGGCACGCTGCGCAGCAAACGTGAAGCGACCAGTTGGGCAATCCATGAAGAGTTCGACTGGGACGTGCTCGTCCGGGACTACTGGCGCCCGACGCTGGTCGATGTCCTGGAGGACCTGAATAACGGAGGTAACAGACATGGCCGTCATTAGCGGCACCATGGGCAGTGTGGCATACGGTGGAACGGCCGGCACTGTCGTGGGCAACCTGAAAACCTGGAGCCTGGATGTAGCCGCCGGCGAGCTGGACGCCAGCGCGTTTGGCTCATCCTGGCGCCTGACGGACAGCGGCATCAAGGAGTGGTCAGGGTCGTGCGAGGGGAACTACGACGACACCGATGCGCAGCAGACCGCGTTGTGGAGCGCCCTCACGGGCGGGACCAAAGTGATCATGGCGTTCTACCTCGGCACCGCTGACTACTTCCACGGCACTGCCGTCATCACCGGGCACTCGCCGAGCCTCTCCTTCGATGGGCTGGGCGCGGCGAACTATTCGTTCAAGGGCCACGGGCCGCTGACCCGGGTGTAGCGGCTGGCCCAGGCAGCAAAGGGGCCGGCCGCGCGGCTGGCCCCTTTTGCACCTGGAAAAGAGACAATGGGTGTAATCAGCGGCACTGCGGGATACGTCCTCTCGGTTGACAACGACGTGCCCATCGGGAACATCACATCGTGGACTCTAGACACTTCGTCGGTGGAGCTAACTGTCGGCTCGTTCGGCTCGCCTTGGGGTCTCCCCGACGGTGGGATCAACGAGTGGTCTGGTTCGTTCGAGGGCTGCTACATGAAGGAGAGCGAACACAATGTACTCTGGGACAACTTCCTCGCCGGCACTCCAATCTCCCTGAGTTTCGCGATGAACGAGAATTTCACCTATGTGGGAAACGCCTTGATCGTTGGCATTCAGCCCGGCTCGGGCTTCGATAGCTTGGGCAGAGTGGGCTACACTTTCAAAGGTAATGGCGAGCTCCGTCGTCTCAAAAGTCTGAGCTCGTAGGAAAGGACCTAACTATGGCACGATTGACCAAGAAAGAAGTGTTGAAGGCTGGACTACGCACGGCAGAATTTGAGGTCCCGGAATGGGGCGGATCGATCCTGCTGGGCGAGTGGCCTGTGGGCAGAACACAGGAGATGATGGATCTGTTTCAGGGCGCCAACCCTGATCAGGCGTCACGAGACCCGAACATGCTGGTCAAGCTGTTCATCATGGGCTGCGTCGATCCGGTGTTCACCGAGGCCGACATTCCTGAGCTGTTGGAAACCAGCGGCGCGGTGATCGTGCGCGCCAGCCAGCGCATCATGGAGATCAATGGGTTGACACAGGCCGCGCAGGACGCTGCGCGGGGAAAATCCTAGACCCGCACAGCGATCTATTGTTCAAGATGGAGCTGTGCCGGGATTTGGGCGGCATGACGTTGACAGAGATGGAAATGCGCATGGGCGCGGGCGAATTGGCCTTGTGGCGTGCCAAGGCGCAGGTCGATGGATACATCAACCGGCGCATGGAGGGCCAAAAGCTAACACGAGAGCAAGCAATGGAACATGCACGGGCCGATCACCGCATGGTGATGGCGCGGCGGAACAGGCGCTAATCGGTTGTTAGCGCGTGGAGTTGAAAGTAGGTGGCCTATGTTCGGCGGCGTGCAAACAGCAGCGCAGTTGATGGTAAAAGTGGGCGCGGACGTGCAGGAGGCGCAGCAGAAGCTCTCCGGCGTCTCCGCGACCATGCACAAGCTGGGCGGCGTTGGCCAGGCATTGGGCACAGCCATGAAGGTGGGCGTGGTGGGCGGCGTGGCCGCGGCCGGCGCGGGCGCGTTGGCGCTGGGCAAGGTGCTCAGTGACAGCGTGGGGGAGGCGATAGCGGCAGAGGAGGCGATGGCGCAGCTGAACGCAGTGCTGGCCAGCACGCAGGGCGTCAGCGGCATGACCTCGGAGAGCGTCACCGCAATCGCTGACAGTTTGAGCCAGGTCACGCGCTTTGAAGACGAGGCGATCATCGCCGGTCAATCCATGCTTCTCACCTTCACCAAGATCGGCTCGGACATCTTCCCCCAGGCCACGGAGACGATGCTGAACATGAGCCAGGCTATGGGGACCGATGTGCAATCGGCGGCCATCCAACTGGGCAAGGCTCTGAATGATCCGGCCGAGGGCCTGAGCGCTCTGTCGCGTGTCGGCGTCCAGTTCAGCGACGCGCAGCAGGAGCAGATCAAAACCATGACTGAGGCGGGCGACATCATGGGCGCCCAGAAGATCATCCTGGCCGAACTGGAGACGCAGTTCGGCGGCTCGGCGCGGGCGGCGGGGGAGACGTTCGCAGGGCAGATGGACATTTTGAAAAACACCCTGGGAAACGTCAAGGAGGAGGTGGGCGCGGCCCTGCTGCCGGCGCTGGGACAACTGGCGCAACAGCTGGGCCCGACGCTGATCACGGCGGCGCAGGGGCTGGCCAACTTCCTGATCACCACGGTCGTACCAGCGCTGACCACGCTGTTTGCCTGGCTGGGCGAAAATCTGCCCGTGGCGATTGCCGCGTTGAGCGCGTTCTGGACCGGCACGCTCCAACCTGCGCTGGCCGCCGTCTGGGCGTTTATCCAG